AGTCCAACTATCGCCTGTATTATTTTCGCAACCATGAATATCGCAGTTATTACAACGTTGATGGCCAGCTGGATGAAGTCGTAATCATTTACAGCTACAAAGTTAAGAAAGGTAATGGCTTTGGTGACAACATTGCCGTAAGCAATATCACGGGCACACAAACTCTTGGTTCTCAAGGAGCTAAGCGTTACATCAGACTTTCGATCAAGCGTCGAACCATTGAAGAAACGCATTCAGAAGGCGAAATGTCTTTTGACATGCCCAACTATACAGCCCTCGGTAAAACAAAGAAGTTTGATAACACCCTTGGCTTTATTCCCTGCGTAGAAATCTTTAACAATCCAAAAGGTTTCTCTACGGAAGGCACGGGTGAGTTTGATGCTTTTGCGTCGCACATCACTACGCATGATGAATTGGTCCGCACCATGCGGAAAAACGTTCAGTTCTTTGGTAATCCAACGCTTCTTTCCTCCAGGCCCAAGACCGATCTTATAGAGTCCGGGTCAGACTCGGCAATCCAACGTCCTTCTATCGCAGCAAACTCAGGCTTTGGCAGCTTGGGAGCACTGAGCCGATCTACGTTTAAAGCTGATCCCATTGGACGCAGCAGTGTAGATGGTCAGATTCGTGTGCCACGGGTCATCGCAAACCTGGAACCAAACGATCGGGTTGGCTACATTGTTCCAGATGCTATTACTGGTGACCAAAACGCATTTGCACGTACGTATCGAGAAGAAATCAGAACCGCCCTTGGTGGAGTAGACGAACTTTCCATCTCTGCTGGCGTAACCGCAACTGAATACAAATCATTATTTGGTCGTGTTGCTGCTACATCAAAGAAAAAAGCTACTGCTATTTATACTTACGGAATTGCACGTTGTCTTGAGCTAATTATTTTTCAGGAAGAAAGATTGTTCAGGGCATCTTTAGCACATGCCGCAGGTTTTGAGGAACCTGTGGAGCCACCCGAGGATGCTCCCCTGGAGGAAAATCAAGCGTACAAGGCTGCTATGACTGGGTTTGACGAGAAAGTCAAACAAATCATGATGGCCTGCATGGAAACCAAAGTTGTTCCTCCAGGCGTCACAGGGTTAATTCCTGATGGTGATCTTACAGTTCTTTGGCGTTGGACTGGTCCTGTGTATGAGGAATCTACGCAGGACGTTTTGAACAACTCTATTGTTGTAAGAAACCTTCAGGAGTTAGGTGTTGATAGCATTGAAGCACTGAAGTTTCTCTTTCCGTCAAAAACGGATGAGGAACGAGCCGCTATGTTAAGCGGTTTCCCGTTCAGGATGGTTGGTGAATTGCAGAATGCATTTTCTCAATTTGCTCGCCTAGTGGGTGGAATGATGCAGACCCCCCACCCGGAGTCACCGGATCTTCCGATGGCTGCGGATCCAAGGCTGGATCTAACACCGTATCTGTATCGAACCCTAGAAGCATTACAAAAGGAGATGAGTTATGCAGGACGCTACCGTCCAATCGATCCCACAGACGAGCCAAGCACCGTCAGTAGCACCAAGCAGCTACGTGATGGCGGCTCCGACTCCGACGCAAGCGGTGGCGGCCCAAGCCCCCAGCTACCAGCAGGCGCCGGCACCTCAGGCTTATCAGGTGGGTATGAGCTACCCCCAAGCGGTACCTCAGGCGACCCCCAACTACCAATACGCCCCTACTCAGTACGCCCCCCAATCCCAACCGAACTACTCGGTGCCCTCTCAGGAAGCACCGGTCAGCAACCCATGGGAGTCGGCGTTCAACAAGGTGGTCAACCTACTGAGCGCTCCAGTCCAATCCCCCTTCCAGGGTCAACCGTCGACACCGACGACTCAATACGCCCCGGCCAACTATGGGGTGCCCAGCAGCCCCCAAGCTTCGGCGCAATTGGGGATGCAGACCTCGTATCCCAGCCAGGGCTTATCGCCCAACTATTCCCAAACCTCGTCAGCTCCTTCCTTGGAGCAAATCGCGGACCTGGTGGGGATGGGGCAGGAAAGCCGCCAAGTAATGGACGCATTCGGAATCGAAGCGCCCGCCGTACTAAATAACTACGCCCTTCAACTTGAAGGCATGTTAGATAGCGCTGTTGCCTGGGGCAACGAAGCTACTGCTACCCTTGGTGGTTATGCCAACTTTGCGGTTAATGAGCACCAGGAGAACCTGGCCTACAACGAGATTCTGACCAACCCCGATACCCTTAGCGATTACACGCTGCGGTTCTTTGGTCCCGAAGGTCCGTATCCTGTGTATGAAAGCACTGCTGAACTTGAGCGTCCTGGTTATCCGACTCAGCCTGTTATGGCTAACATCGGTAATTTCCCTGCTCCTCCTTCGGCTGATGCTCCCCAGCAACCTGAAAACTTCTGGGGTGGTTTCAATGAAATCATGGCACGTGATCCCCAGAATGCCTGGCGTGTTTTGAATCAAGCCCAACCTGGTGTTGTTGCAAACAAATTGTTTGTAATGGAGTGATTAAGTAAATAATTTTGGCGGCCAATAAGTAAAATTATTGGCTGCTAAAATTTAAAGTAGATAAGACATTGTTATGTCTGAATCTTTCACCTGACAAACTACAGTCCTGCGACACTGGAGGATAAAACAAAGTGTTTCTTGATAACGATTTCCCTAAGATTCTTGGTGCGGAACTCTATCGTCCCCACCCTGCATACATCGCGGAAATGGCAGTTGAGCCCGTGGTTGTCCACGACTTCACTCGCCAGCCCGGCCAAACCGTTCAGTTAGACCGCTACAAGTTCTGGGGTACCCCTGGTACCAAGGACAGCCGTGAGCGTATTGCCGACCAAACCATTGGTACCGCCAACGCCCGTAACATCACCAAGGAAAAAGTCCTGGTGGTGCTTAAGGAATACACCGGCCCTGCAGACCCTGGCGATCCGACCCAGCCTTCAACCTTTAAGATTGCCCGTGAGACCCTGATCACTGCCCAGCGCATGCTGCTGGACACTGGCAACCTCAACATGTTCCACCAGTCCATCGGTAGCCTGACGCTGCTTGATGACTATCGCCGGTGGCGCGACCGCGTCTTTATTGACGAACTGGCCAAAGCTGAAGCTAACGGCAAAGCCGATACTACCCAAGGCGGCTACTACTTTGCTGGTGGTAAAACCAAAGATGCCTCTGGTCGTATTTCTTATACCTCCACTGAGTACGGCGCTCAGGTCCAGCAGTTCCAAGTTCGTACCGACTTGCTGAACGTTGTCAAGGATCTACGTAAGCGTAACGTACCGACCTATTCCGATGGTCTGTATCGTTGCATCTGCGATCCCACGTTCATGATGCACCTGCGTCGTGACGCTGACTTCCGTGAGATTGCTCGTTACGCTGGCAACCCTGGCCAAGGGATGTACATGGGCAACCCCGGTATGCCCAACAACTCCAGCTTCTACATGGGTCCCCAAGCTGGCCAAGGTTACTTCCTTGCTGGCGAACCCGTCATGCCTACTGGCGTGCAATTTGAAGGTGTTAAGTTCTTCGAGTCGACCAACTTCCCGACCAAGACCCTTAGCGCTTCCTTTGATGGCGGCTCCAACTACAGCACCCAGGAAGTTTCCCAAGGTTACTTCTTTGGTCCTCAAGCAGTTGGCGTCGGCATTGGTGGTCCAAACGCCCAGGTGCTCATCAACAACAACGATGACTTTAGCCGCTTCATCATCTTGATTTGGCAACTGTACGCTGGTTTTGAAATTCTTAACAAAGATTTCATTACTAATGCGTTTAGCTTTGTCTCTGATGACGGCGTCCTCAAATAACCTATAACTTATTCTCAGGAGAGATAAATGACTTACTTAAGCGCCAAGCGGATTTATCCAGGTAGCTGGACAAATGCCCTCAACAGCTGGTACAAGAACATTGACGCTAACCCCGCCGATGGTACCAATGATTCCTCCAAAGGTGGCCCCACTTCCGTGCTGGCTATTCCTGGGTACCGTTACTTCCAGCAACGTGGTTATGTGCCCGTGACCTGGGCTTCGGGTAGTGCTACCACTAGCGGCCAGTATATGAGCGTGATCGTTCCTTCCCCTTATCGGCAGGACGACACTCGTACTGACATCACTGGCATGGTGATCTCTGGTAGCTCCACACTGCCTTCTTATGTGTATCGCACTGCGATCTCCGTGGCTTCCGGCTGGGGTGATGGCCGCACCGCTTCCGGTGTGTATGCTGCTACCGGTAACATCATTTCCTTTGGCCGTAACACTGGTACTACAACTGCCGTCACTGGCGTTGCTTTCTCTGGTGTTGCTGAAGGTGTGATCCAAGCCAACATGACCTCTACGGTCTCCGGTGATGCTCCCACCAAGATTTACTTCGCTGGTGGTACGCAAGGTTTTGGTACCAACCCCTTCATCACTAGCACTGGCGTTCCCGCTATCTCAGGTGTTGGCTCTGGTACTGTTTCTTATTATTCCGTCACTGCTTCCACTACTCTTGGTGTGCTTGCTAAAGGCGCCGCTAATGACACCTCCGTCTCTGGTGGCATCTACATCTCTGATGCTGATGCCAACGCTGGCCGCGTTGGCTACCTGGTTGTCGAAGTGTGCTACGTTCGCCCGGATGACGCCCCTGGTTACGAGGATATTGATACCTACCTTAACAACCGCACCGTTAGCTAATTAGGTTAAAGTGGATACCAGACACCCTCTGGTATCCATGCTTTACCAACACAAGAAGAACGGCGCACGCGTCAAGATTGTAAGCGAGTTTGATAATGGCGACTGGTTCATGGTTGAAGACCAAGATGGTCGCCTTTTTACCGCTTATAAATCTGAGCTTTTACCTGACGAAGAAGCCACTAAAAAGGTTAAGACTCTTCAGGTAAAAGACAAAGCATCCGCAGAAGAGCCACGCAAGTTTCCTCCCGATACCCGTCTTAATATCAACAGTGCTACTGCACAAATGATTGCGGACCACATCAAGGGAATTGGCCTTAAGACTGCTCGGGAAATTAAAGACTTGCAGATGAGCCTGTCAGGTGAAAGGTTTAATAACCTGGAGCAGCTAAAGCAAATTCGTCGGGTGGATTGGGATTCAGTCTTTTCTGCAAACTTAGTAAGAGTTTGACTTACGTTTAACCCCGTTGATTTCGACGGGGTTTTTTGTTTTAAAATAAAAGAACCGATTTATCAATATGGCATCTAAGTTTGACTTAGGAGATGTTGGACAAAGTGGTACAGCCACTGGTCCCCATGCGCATCTATATGTAAAAGATCGAGCTACTGGGCAATATCTGGATCCACGCACAATTCGCAGTCCGTTGCTTGGCTTGCGTGTTGGCCAACAAGAAATTCCTGCATTTGTTAAAGATGCAAGTGGCAAAATTGTAGTAAATCCTCAATCGGGTATTACAATCACATCGGGATTTGGTGCGCGTGTTGCGCCTACGGTAGGAGCTAGTTCCTTTCACCAAGGAGAAGACTTGGCTTTACCTGCAGCAACTAAACTTTCTTATCAAGGCGCTGGTACATATACGCCTAAGCCAGGCAGTTCTGGATTTGGTAACTTAGGTACTTTTGTAACAGGAGACAATAAGTACGAATTAGGCTTTGGGCACATGTCTAGATTAGGTCAACCGGCCTCTATTGTTTCTGCAGCAGGTTCAACAACTTCATCTCAATCACCAACTTACGAACAATCGCAGCAACGCACCAATGATATCCTGGAAGCCTTTATGAAAGGAACACAGTATCAGACCGCAACACAACCACAGGCACGCACCAAGACTGCATCCGAATCTCTCAAAGATCAGCTTCTTGCAAGTCTTATGGGCGGTGGCACCAACATGTTGCAGGGTGTTACTGATACCAGTGGCTTGCCGCAAGACTATATAAGCGCTATTTGGGGCTGAGTTTCAAGCTCTTATAATTGAAAAATAACGTATTAAATTAGTGCAGCTAGCTGAGTACGATAAAAGCAGGGTCCGATACCATCTCGGATACTTCACGGTCTCAGTGCCGGCAGGCGACTATGCACGCCTGGAAGAATCCCTGAACACAATTCCGGACTCGTATTTTTACGACAAGTTGATTATTCAACTAGGTCGTTGTGATACAGCTGAGAAGAAAACTGAGGTTGCTTCTAATCCCAGCACTCGCCTGGAAAGCATCCTTGGTGACGTGGATCGTACGATTCGCTCTAGCAATGCATCAGAAGCACTTAAAGTCTGGAATCAGATTTATCTCTATGAGACAAATCGTCTAGCTGGTATTCTTTTTGTACCCAACTACAAAGACGAATACCAAGCTCGGTATCGCTACGAACGCTCAGGTGCCGAGTTTATTCAAGCGTTGCCAGGCCCTGCTGACACCGCTGTTGGTTCACGTATCTATCTTCATGAGGCTTATCGGTAATGGGAATTCCAGTAGGACAAATTGGTGGCTTGTTTTCTAAGCTAGGGCCTGCTGCTAAATGGGTACTTGGCGGTACCGTTGGTGCTGCAACAATGGCCTACGAAGCAGGCGGCTCAACACCTGGCGGCGGACAGACTCGGTCTGAGTTTAATAAGTATCGCAGTGAAAATAGATTTCGCAATCCGGCCGGCATTTCTTCCACGGATACTGGTCGCGGTTTAGCCAACCTTTCGTCCACTTATCGTGGCGACGAATTACAACAAGCTGCAGCAGCGCGTGCCGCTGGTGGACCTAGCGCAGGTGGTGGCATTGGTGGCGGTAACATGGCAAGCTATGTGCCAAATCCTCAATCTTCCCCCGCAGCGGAACGTGCTTACCAAGGTGAACTGTTGCGGACTGCACAGCTTGCCGCACAAAGTCCAGAGATGTTAGCTTGGGCCGCTCAACGTGAAAAAGATTTGAAGTCTAAAGATTACTCAAAGTCTGAAGACATGGGTATGCGCATCTGGGCGCAGAAGTACGGTCCCGGTAGCAAGAATGATCTTGCAAGTAAAGTCAAACCTGGCCAAGCAGGATATGACGTTATTCAAGAAGTAATCAAAGGAAAAGCTGCGCCTTCTGTTGCTGCTACTTCGACTGCCACAGAATATAATCCGTTTGCTATTAATGCATATTCATCCAATTTTAAGCTTCCTGGCGTAGAAGAATACGCAAATTCAATGCAGGGCGCAATTGTGCGTGCACCTGGCATCATGCCTTCCTATGCCCAAGACAACCCAATACTGGGAGATTACAACAGCACTATTAACCAAGGGTACAATTTATCTTTCCCGATCGTACCAACTACTACTGTCAACACTAATTCGGCTGCCATGGGGGCCGCTCTTTACACTCCAAATTCTTCTGTTCAAGCCATGGGTAATTTTGCTGGTCCTCCCAGTAAGCTTCCCATTGGAAATACTCCACTTGGAGCCACGGGTTACCCAGCCTTTACCGCTGGTGCGCTGCTGCCAAACCTAACCAAAGAACAGATTTTTGGTCCAAAAGCCGAAGGTAAGTTCAATGCAATGTTCTCGGCCAATCGGTAAAATTACCATTTGGTAGACTGAAGGTAGCTTGTATTGGTACAGGCTCCTACTGGCATGAACCCTTGGGTTTGCGGAGGCCAGTGTTGTTGCATTAAACCGATGATTCTTTGCCCTAACTTTGTCAAGCGTTTGGCTGCCCAGTTAAGTTTGGTTGTAGGATTACAAACCTTCTTTATCCCTGGACTCAAAGCTGACTCAAATTGGGTAGGAGAATAAATACAATAAACCAATGCCTATCAATCCGAACGCCTCAATAGTTGCTCAACACCTAAGGGAAAAGCTGGGCCTAACTAATGCGCAGATTGCTGGCGTCTTGGGAAACTTTTCGCAAGAATCAGGTTTTAATCCTCGCGTAAATGAAGGCGGAACAGTAGGATCCCCCCTTGGTCGTGGAGGATACGGCTTAGGACAATGGACTGGCGGCAGGCAAGCAAACCTTGTTTCTTTTGCAAGGCAACGCAAAATGGATCCTGGTGATCCTGCTTTGCAATCGCAATTTCTAGTCTCTGAACTCCAGGGACCAGAGAAAGCTGCCCTTCAATCTTTACGTGGTGCCGTATCTCCGGAGCAATCTGCTTTAGTTTTCCGAAGAGATTACGAAAGAGCAGGAAACCCCAATGATTCTAATCGTTTAAAACAAGCCAAAAATTTGTATGGCCAGCTAGGGCAAGGACAAAAACCAGGCGCTCCCTTTGATGCGGCTTCAGCATCTCCCAGTGTAGATGAAACCTTGGCCGCTGTCCTTGGCGGCAAACTAAATACGCCAAATCAAATTTCGCTTGCCACAATTTTTGTGGATAAAGCAAAAGAAGACGTGTTAAAACAATTGTTTCCGGAGGGAGGAATCCCTGGTGTAACCATTCCCGGAATCCCTGGCCTACCTATTTCACTGCAAGGAACATAATGTACACACGTAGAGACCTATTAAACTCTGGCGCATATGATGCCTCAGACGTAAGTCGTACCCTATACGGAACAACCGTACCCAATCAAGCGTACTTACTTAAGCGTCGCCTTGCTGAGCTAAAGCAAATGCCAGATTCGTCCTCAACAAATCCTGGTCAATTGTTCCAGGACTTTTTGACAATGGGAGGCAACCCCTCTGCGTTATTTAACGCCACAGCAAAGATGCCAGAAACTCCATTTGGAAACCTTTCTGCATACACTTACTAGTGAAATAACGCATAATTTACCGTTTAAATGCTCTCCCTAAGTCCCAGTCTTTATTTAATCTTTTTTGCATAGATTGAGGGGATATTCCAACTTCTTTGGCCCAATCTGCAATACACATTGTTTTCCCTTCAAAAGTGTATAACCTTGTTGCGCGTTTTCCTCCACGGTTTCGCGTTTGTTCTTTGTGTGTCGCCCAACAACAATTTTCTTTACAATAATTTTTATCATTATCTTTTCGTTCTAATTCCATTTTAGGATTAGGCTTTTCTCCTATGTCTTTAAGAAAATTTTTAAAGTCACCCCAGCTTGGGTCGTAAGAAATGCCACGTCCACCATACCTTTCATACGATTCGTGCTTAGGATTATTGCAACGATTTTTCATTGCAAGCCAAGAGCTGTATTCTGGCATCTTATTTTTAAATCCTCCATGTTTAAAATTTCCACAAGAATTAGAGCAAAACACATGGCCTCGAATTTTTAGGCGACTTCTGCATGTTGCTCCTGCGGCACCAAAGCGTTTAAAATGCTTTCCGCAAGTTTTGCAAACAAATTCAGTTTGTGCCATTAGAATAAAAGAAGTTTTTCAGGACCCCTATCAATTTACCAGAGATAGGGTGTTTAGTCTACCTTGAGCTCGACTAACACGAACAAACAACCGCTTTTTATAGATCGTCCGCTTTTTGATCGCGTGCGTGTCACCACACAAATTGTTGGCAGCTCTACGTCCAACACTTTGTTTGTGCAAGGTGGCCAAGCGCCCTCCATCTTGGTGGACATGGATGCAGCATTAAGTGATGATAACAATAGTGGTGGTGTTGTTGATTCAATTACAATCGTTCGCAACGACGCCTATCGTGCTGCCGACTATACGCTAGATACAACCACCTCCGGAACTGCAGTCTCCATGGTAAGTGGTCAGATTGTTTCTATTACAACCACGGGTGCCATGAATACGGGTACTGCCAGTGGCGTAGGCTACTACACATACACTGGAGCAACCACAATTACTGGCAAGCTAGGAGCCCTTAACTATTCCGGCGGCCTAGGCTCTGGCTTCTTGTATCAAGGCGTTGGTTATGGCAACCAACCTGCCGCTACTTTTGTGTTTTATCAAACTCGTAATACCACCACTCCTATTCCTGCAAGCGGCGATTACAACCTTTTATTTTCCAAGACTGTACCTGCTAACACCGTTGAAGTGGATTGCGCAGACGTAATGCCCGCCCTTGGCGCCCCGCTGCCCTCTGCAGGCAATACAAACGGTCTTGGGCAGACAGCACCTCTACGAGCCAAAGGCATCTACCTGGAGCGTGGAGACCGCATCTACGTGGGTGTATTCCCCGATGGTCCCAACATCTCTGGTTACACCCCTGGCGCCCATGTGTACGCCCAAGGTGGTTTCTTCTAAATTATGGGTTCCAAAAGCGGGGCTTCCTTTGGTTCCTTTAGCTATTTTGGCAACCAAGACTTACCTTCTGTAAATAAAATTCAACCCATTACAACAGAATTTTCTCGTGGTTCTGTGCCTAACTCCATTGCACGAATGGACAGGGAATCAGCATGGACGCGTTGGAGAAGGGGATATGAGATGGCCGTTTCGGTAGGCATCCAGCATCCTTTTACTTACCCTTTTGAATATCGCATACCTTTTCCTGCAGGTACAACACCAAGTGGAGGTAATCAACCATTGCTTGTAGGCGTGGTACAAGGATTCCCTACGTCAAAAAAAGAATTTGGCATGCATTGGGTTGGGTGCCGTATTGGAGGCAACCTTAGGTTTGACAACATAACAGATAGCACTGGAACACGGGCCAGCATTGCATCTATCACAGAAGACAACGAGTATTGGTACGCACAGCTTTCAGGGACCTGGAGCAGCGCTAATCCATTGCCGCCACCACTATACGTGCCAAACCCTTCTGGAGATCCCTTAAAGCCGCTTCTAGGTGAAACCCTGGAAGATCGAATCATTACTCCTGAAGGCATTCCAATAACCAAAGATACTATTAATCCTGCAACAGACAAACGCTATGGATACGTACAGGCAGTTTTAATAGATGTAGATGGTGAAAACGGTATTTTAAAACTAAAGAAAAGCGGTTCGTTCCAGGCTACCCCCGATAATGTTTACCTAACTCCATCGTCAGGTTCTTTTATAGTAGGTCGTTATTTCACAGTTGGAACTAGGTATGCGTGCACTTGCCAAGATTTTACGCGCAGAAGCTATGCGTTTACGATGAATCTTGATCAAAAAGAAGTTCGCAGGTTCCCATATACCAGGCCCTCTCTTTTAAAGTATGGTCGTCATGAACTAATTACTGATTTAAATACTGATACAATAAACAACCAAGCAATGACAGATCCAAATCAAAACCGAAGCTTGGATCTTACTCTTACTTCTATTGATAACCCAGGAGTTTTTTCTGACTTTGGCGGTCGATACTTGCGTAATATTCCTTCGCTAGAAGGTGCAGAAGGACCGTCAACGTTTGTAGATTACACTGCAAAAAACAATCAGATTATATCTTACTCCGATTACTGGTCGCCACTATTAGATGAGATGCGGTATTGCAAACACATATATTCTCTTCGTTTTGAAGAAGGTATTTTGCCGCCTGAGCCATCAGATCTCCCCGTTGGAACAACAGATAGCTTGACTGAATGGGAACAAAAATTAGTTGAAGAATCTTCAGTAAGCAAAAAACATATTGAAACAGCAAATACTATACGCGGGGTATCACTTATGGATGTACCCCCAAGAAATTTTCAATCTCCACAAGTTCTACCAATGATGCAAAAATTGCTTAACGTTCCTACTTCTTTTATTAGATTAGAGAATTTTAGAATGCAAGATAAGACAGGCGCTTTCTACGACCCAAGTGCCTACGAATCCCCCGCAACATAACCATGGCTGACTTTGGTGAAGTTATTGAAAGCCGATACACTCTTTCAGAAGCGCAACTAGCCGCCAGTAAATTTGGGTTTAGCCCCGTGTATTTTGAAGGAAGCCCTACTGTTTATTCTCCTGGAGATGTGGTGCACCTTCCTTATGTGTCAGGAGAAACTTCTTCAATGACGGCATTGGGCAATGCCTGGGCAGCCTACGCAAGCGGTGTGACACCAACGTAAAAAGCGGCCCTTTTTAGGGGGCCGCTATCCGTCCTATAAACAAAATTAATCTAAGCTGCTACGGCCATTTTGTCAAGGGCTTTGCGAATTTCATTTACGTTCCAGCGGAAACTGTCGCGTGAACGAGTCTCTGGAAATGCTGCGTAATGAGGACCAAGGCGAAGGGTGCCGTTGTCACGCATCTTGAAAAGTGTCTTGCGATCAAGGCCAAGCATCTCTCCTGCCCTGGTGGCAGAGACCCATCCATTGTGTGTTGTCATGACTGAATAGTCTTGTACTCCTGTAATTTACCTGCTGTCAAAGGGATGTCAAGAGTTGTTTGCAAAACTTCACAATAGCTTTTGTTTGGAGCAAGGAAGCCCAACTTAAAATAAGTTAACGACATAAGGACTTATGTTCAGCAGCGCTCAGGAACCGCTTGCACTGCTTATTGAACTAACTCCTAAATTGGCCAAGAAACGCTTTAGACAATCTATATACGATGAGTGGAAACATCAATGTGGTTATTGTGAAGATGTAGCCACAAGCCTTGATCATATCGTTCCTAGGCATAAGTCTGGCTCTAGCAACAGGCACAACCTTCTTCCTTGTTGCAGACGTTGTAACCAATCAAAGTCCAGCACTCGCATGGAAGAATGGTACCAGCGGCAAGATTTCTTTACTCAAGCTAGGATGGATAGAATCACATCCTGGACCAAGCAGGGAATTGTTGACCTGTTTGCGTAAATATTAAATGTCTCTTTCTTACGACTATTCAACTAGAACCTGGAAATATTCCCCAGAAGATACCGGCGCCAACACCAGTAGACCGGTATCGGAGACTATTTATCTTATACCAGCTATTCGTGATAGCGGAGATGGGCATAAAGGAAGCAGTATTATAGGATGGACTATTTCTACAAGTGCTCCTGTTGCTCAAGCATCTTATAACACAAGATACGGAACATTTGTTCCCAAGGCGACACCATACACCACCGTAAATCTAACATCTTCTTCTGATGCTGCACAATTACTGAGAGACGGTAAATTACCTTTATTTGACGCAGCCTATCTGTTCATGGGAACCCATGCCCAAGTAATCGGACGCATTGAAACCTTAAGATACAATGAACAATTAAACAATGAAGCCGCTTCTTTAAACGCAACTAATACCGGAAAAAATAACTTTGCCGAAAAAGTTCAAAACATTGTTAACGCAACAAAACAGGGATCTTACAACTTTTTGCAAGCCAAGGATGCAATTACGCAACAAAAAACACTTTTAACTGCAGCTGGAATATCTGATGAGGATGCAACAAAAGAAGTTGATCGCCTGGTCGGCAACACGGGTCAGTTTAATAATTTTTATTTAGCAGAACGCGTAACCCCCTGGGACCCCTCTGTTTTACCTGCAAACTTAAGTGATACTGTAAAAGAAAGAAATGACCTTGGGACTAATTTTAATACTTACACTGATGGCAAAAAGGGTTACTACTTAAATGAAACAGATCCAGGTAGAAAAGCAGCGGCTATCTGGGACCAAGCTGTTGCGGACAATAACCTAGATATTATTGGCAGATACGGAAGCAAAGAGGCTTACGCCAAATATGACTACCTTCGACAAATAACAGATCCCACAAAAACTTCCGCACAAATTAATTTAATTCGTGGTAGCCAAGCGGCTGCCCTGTCACCTTTAGTAACTGACTATACAGAAAAAGTATTTCCTGGACAATCAGATGCCCAGGCTCAAATGGTGCGAGATGAAGTACAAAATAAAATTTTTGGTTTACAACAAGTAACTACAGCAGGGCAGACTGGTTATCAATTTAGAGATGTACCACAAGAGCTTTCTGATTTTGTAACTAAAAATACTGCAGCCAATAGTCTTTGGAAAGCGGCTCAAAGTGATGCAGCACTTGCAAAACTTAGCACCAACATCCAAGGTCCCTGGACAAAATTAACCAAAAGTCTTGGCGTCAACAATTCAATGTTGACTGATCAATCTTCCTTTGGAAGCCTGTTGGCACGTGTTGCAACTTTAAATCCAAAGGACGCAAATGAAAAGCAATCATTGATTCCAATCAGCAATTAATTGATTCCATATCAAAGCTAACTAATGACGATACTTTTAAGGATTTAACAAACTATACGCCAGAAGTTAATGATGCTTTTACAAAATCAGTTCAGGCATCCGAAGGAGAACAGACCATAAAGTTTGGGCAAATGCGGGCGGACATTCTAAAGGATACTATTGCTCAATTAAAACTTGCTAAACAAAAAGAATCAAGCATTTCCTTGCTGAAATCATTGCCAATTGGACAAGATTTACAAGCAATGCAAACAGACATAAACAACGCAATTTTAGGAGATAGTGGCATTGGTGGTTTAATGTCAACTACCGGGCAAAAATTTGGTGGCAATCAACCATTCAAACTAGACCTTGGCCTAGACAGTATCTATGGAACAAGAAATGGATTAATTTACAACTGGCAAGATTGGTTTAATAATGAAATTGAAAAAAAATATGCCGGCAACATTGATATTCCCAATGATTACGTTCCGCCACTTCTTCGTACCAAGGAGAATGGATTTGTTGATCCTTCGGTTGTCTCTGCCTGGAAAAAGTATGATGATGCGTATGCCGCTTTAAAAGTTAATCCAAATGATCTTTTTTCCAAAGCCGTTGTCGCTGGAGTGCCGACTGATTACGTACCTGTAAGCCAAAGAAAAACCGTTCAATCAACTTGGTTGAATTACGAAACACAACTGAAAGCCGCTGGTTATGTAGATCCCCAAACGCTTGCAAGCTGGGCTAAGTATGACGATGCGTACGCCAAACTTCAAGCAAACCCAAACGATCAAAATGCAGAAGCAATTTACAATAAACGACCCGAAGACTATATTGTCCCCGATCAACGGATGGACAAAGATGCGCAATTTGCCAGAAATTTTTATAGCCAATATTTAAAACCTCGCTTTGATGCATCACAATCTATTGCTGAATTTCAAGACTATATTGATGTTACAAAAAATACACAAAACCCTTTCCAAACACAAGACCGAATGGACGCCCTTAAGTTGGCGGCCCAAACAAGTGTTACTCAGTGGTATGCAAATCTTCAAAAATTAGGCAATAGCAAGTTCAATGCAGATTATTATTTCAATCCAAATCAATATTTAAAAACCAATGGCATTGGTGATCCAAATAATCCGATGCTTCCTGGCTCGGCATTTGAAGATTACGCTAATACGGCGGCAGGTGTTAAAGCATTAAATCAAGCAACAAAAGTAAATGCTGATTGGGAAGCCGCAAAGCAAGGAAAAACAACTACAGATGAGTATGGTAATCCAGTTAATTGGACCCAGCAAGCATACCGATATGGCTTGGATGTCAACGATAAAAATAGCTTTGCAAAGCTACACTATCAACTGGTAGGGCAAAATGCCCCCGAAAAAGATTCCGCTGGGAACATCGTAAAAGATGCCAATGGCAACGCAGTTATTCAGTCTTTTGACGCCGCACCAGATGTATATGCACCGCAAATTGCCAAACTATATATTGCAAAAGTTTTAACTCCAATCTTAATAGACAAAGCAAATAAGATTGGTTCAGTTTTTGGTCAGTTTGTTAAACCTTCTGATTACGTTGATCAAATCTTGCAAGCGGTTGACTTGCAAAAAGACAATCCTCAGTGGAAACAATTGCTTTCTTCTTATGGCTTAGATCCAAATTCCTCGTTAACTGAGATTAAAAATGAATTAACTTCTGCGTTAAGTCAAGAATCTACAGTAGAGATTAAGAAAAAAATTGGAGATTTAATCGGTAAGACGGAGACGCCAAAACAGTCCAATCTTGGAGTTGAGTATATTCAGCGAGAAACCGAACCCACTGGTACACCCACTGCCGCAAGTGGCATATACGCAATTTTTAAAAACAAGGGGGGCTATAGCGGCAGCGAAGAACAGTTCTATTCTGATTTTATGCCTGGCGCTAGCCAAGAAGATATCAATTTAATTAACGCAGCTTATTCTCCCGGAGGCGTACAAAAATTTTTAGGCATTACAACATCTGGTGATGCAATGACTCAATGGTCAAGCATGGAGTCTTTCTTTGGGGACACCAGCTTGACCGAGGCATTGTCTTTGGCCGGCATAAAAACAACGACAACGTCAGGTGGTTTTTTATCTTACCTTGGAGACACTGGTTCAGATGAAGTTGGAATTGGTGATCCATTTGCGGACGACTCTAATTATTTTGCAACTTTTACAACTAACAACAATAAGTCTTCTACTTCGAATGAATTTGGTATTGGAGATCCTTTTGCTGACAATGAAGATTTTTTTTCTGACAGTTCCAATCCATTTGGAACAATTAAAGCAAGTACCAGTAGTAAAATTAATTCAATAGGCAGTTTTTTCCCTAGTCTTTCAAGTAGCTCCAAGAGTAACTCGTTTGCCGATTTTTCGTCCTGGAATAGTTTCTAATGGCTGAACAACATAAGCAAGCCGCTGGTGCGGCACATAGGTATCAAAAAGATAAGATGACTTGTAATAAACCGCAACATGCGCCGCCAGGGGATACGCATAAATGGGTTGTTAAATCTTGCTACGACGGTGAAGAGAAAATCGTACGTTATGGTAGGCGTGGTTACCAGGATTACACACAGCACCATGACAAAGACCGTCGTACCAACTTCCGTGCCCGTATGGGGTGTGACAAGCCGATGGACAAAAACACCCCACGGTACTGGGCATGCTCGCGCCTCTGGGCGTAAATGGCTATGGTAGAATAGGCTTAACTCTTTAAAGTCTATGATTACTAACAAAGGGGTTTGGCGTTATGTACAAGCATTTTGCGTTGATTGCAATAAAGAAAAACAAGTTCGTATTGATGCATGGAATCGTCTAAACCAGCAGTGGCGCTGTTTAAGTTGTGCAACTAAAAAAAATTTTAAAGATAATCCCAAGCTAAAAGAAATTTTAAAAGAAAGCCATATTACGCATGGCGAATCAAGAAACAAAAATAAAAAAGGTCATTGGCTTTATAGCCGGTGGCAAAAAATGAAAGCACGGTGCAAGCGCTGGCCTACTTACATAGAAAAAAATATTAAAGTTTGCGATGAGTGGGAAACTAGTTACACTCTTTTTAGAGAATGGGCAGAGGCAAACAACGCGGATCCCTCTTTAGAGCTAGATAGAATTAACAATCATGGGAACTATGAACCAGCAAACTGCCGGTGGGTTACACATCAAGAAAACTGTAACAATAGGAAATAAAGCATGCTCGCGTCTCTGGTAGGATACAAGCTGTTCACTTCTGATCCATGGCCAAAGCTAAAGCTGCAGTAAACAAGATCGAGTCCAAACCAAAGAAGACTCGTCAAGGAGATGGCCAACATTCCAAGCCTTCTCATGGGCGTAAAAAAAGTCGTGGCCAAGGCTAACATCTGCAATTAAGATGTGTATGATGGGAGTACATATTGTGCTCCCATGGCAAACTTTTCTCCTGCTTTGGAGCTAATCTGCAAGTACGAAGGCTTTAATGAAAAAGCCTATGCCGATCCAGGTACAGGAGAAGCTCCATATACTCTTGGTTTTGGAACACAATTTTATCCAGACGGTTTGCCTGTAAAGCTTGGTCATTATTGCACCAAACAAAAAGCATTGGAGTATCTTTTGCACGAAGTAAATATTATTGAACAAGAAATAGACAAGTTAAATTTACGCTTAGATGAGCACATGAAACAGGCGTTAATTTCTTTTGTGCATTCAGTTGGCTGGAAGCCATTTCTTTACAGCGCATTAATTGATTGTATTGATGTAGAAGATTGGGAAGGCGTAATAGAAGAGTTTTCCGAATGGATTTTTGATCAAGAGCACCAGGTAATTGGTGGCCTCTTGGAACGACGCAGAGAAGAAAGCGAATTGTTTTTAACAGAAATAAAACAATCTGTTGAGAAATGTGAAGATTTGTTGCTAACGGCTTTCAGGAACTATGCGGCATCTACTGAACAAATAAATGCAATACGCAAACTAGAACAAAGAATTAATCCCTACGTTCTTGCAGAATTTGCAAATGACTTCTCGATTAATGGCCCCCTGGTACCAATGACGGACAAATCGCTGGATTATCTTTTTCAGTTTTCAAGCGATGGACAAGAAGACCAGCTTTAGAATACAATTACAAAAGCTTGCCGACTCAGATGGAAGACTCTGTTGCCCCCAGGGAATTTGAACTCCCTTTGGAGTTGCAATTTTCCATGCGCAAAGCCGAGCTTGCAGCTGAAGAAATGACATGGGATGAGTTGCATGCCGCCCTTCTCAACCTGTACTACCGCAGGCTAATGGAATGGGAAGCCGTTAAAGCTATCCTTGATAAGGAAAATATTTTTCTTGAATTCGACGTTCCCACCGACTTGGAACTACACGAGCTTGCCGTCGCTTGTATGGAAGAAGATGACGACGGCGAAGACTTAGTGGCTCCCTTTTAAACGTAGTCGCGCTCTAGACGATCAATTAAACGGTTGAGATACCAACGCGCTTTTTTAGCGTCTTGGAGCATATTGCCTTTATACCAAAGGCGTAACAAATATTTAAGTGTTTGCCACAGTAAACCACCACAAATTGAATCTGGAGCATCTTCTACAGCTTGCTCCAAGATGTCAATAACTTCCACCTTTCCTGCTGTGTAGTGCTCGGGATGATTTACCGGGTCCCCCTTGGGAGCAATAGGAGTTTTAGTTACTGCCCAGGGAACTGGACAAACTCCATCAACGCATCCTAGCGATACGTTGGATTCAAGTTTGTTACTAATTTCTTCCCCATAGGAATAGTTCCCGGATACTGTCTCGCTTCCTCCATCGACGGAATAGAACCAGTCACGCCGGGCCTCTTGCCCTCCAACGCTAAATTCTCTCTGGGATTGTTGTCCTGACACAGTGTTAAACCACGGTTATATTGATCATACAGCGGAACGTCGGCTTTTGCAGTGGCCAAGGGCGCACCAAAATCACAACAGCACGCCATTCGTTTTTGCAGCTCATCATCACTGGTAATAAACTGAGTCAAAAAGTCGTCAGGATCAGTGGCGTACATTGCAATATTTGATGCATAGGTTCCATCAATTAAAATATTATCATGGGAAAATTTAACGCCTCAGAACCAAATCATAAAGGTGGTAAAGCTTTTGTAAAACAAAGCTATGACCCCACTTCTCATGGCGGATCTTCTGCAACAGCTACTGACGATTTACGCCCAGGTAGTGCTTACACCGTTGATACCAGAAACCTTGATAAAACTGAAAAACAAACAGCAGAAAGAGCCAACACTAGCAACGAAATAGAAGAAGCTCGGGCGCAAAAATTTTTAGCGGCTGCTAGAGCTTCCGGAAGATTTAAAAAAACCGAACTACACAATGAACCTGGAATCAGGGGAAAAACTCCTCGTACAGAAGCTAGCATGCAAGGAACAAATATACCAACCCTAGGAGACAAGATTGGTATTACAGGCAGCACAAACTACGCAAAAAAACCAGGCGGATCTTCTGGTACCTTTAGAGGTTTTTAAGATTATTGATAATTTGCCTCTTCTGTTTCTAGTGCTTCCAAAAGTTGTCTAAAAGATTCCTCAAGGATGTTTAACACCCATTGAACGTTGTCTGAACGATAAGCCATTAATTGATCGCTTAGCTCGTTATTGTTTAACTCAATAACATTTTTGTAAATAATTTCCAAGGCATCAAGGCGCTCTTGAAGATCTCTAAAAGAAACTTTAGTCATGGCTTGGAAAACACGATTTCTTTTTTTTGATCTTGATATTTGCCTTTCCTATCTTGATAAGACACATCGCAAGGATTGCCACGGTAAAACAAAAGTTGTGTAATGCCTTCGTCGGCGTAGATACGATTAAACAAGCCAGTGCAATTGCTGATTTCTAACGTAAGGTAACCCTCCCAACCAGCTTCGGCTGGTGTAATGTTTACCAGGATTCCTGAGCGTGCGTAAGTAGATTTGCCAACTGCAACCACTGTCACATCCCTGGGAAGTGCAATCCGTTCTTGCGCAACACCAAGGCAGTAGCCATATGGAGGTAAAATAAAATACTGACCTTTTTCATCTTCTAGCAACTCCGCATTTGTAAGGATATCAGCATCAAAATTTTTGGGATCACAATCTCCTTTTTGAATACGGCCAAAAATCAGGCATTGCTTAGGAGATAGGCGAATGTCGTATCCATACGAGCTAAGGCCATAGCTCAAAATACGGCGGCCATTTACTTCACTCAAGAGCTTGTCTTGGAAGGGGCTAATCATTCCTTCACTCAATGCCAGTTCTTTAATTTCCCTGTCGCAAAGGATGCTCATCAGTGTTTCCATTCATTTTTAGTCTACAAGACTAGCAAACGACCCGCCCCTTCTCTCCATAAATATTGACAAATCTTTCAGTTGCGTAACCCGTGTTTTGTTTGGGTTGCAAGTACACGACAAAACATGTGCCAGTTTTGTGGGTGCCCATGCCCTCACTTGAGTTCATCTTTAAGATGGGTGGAGTTTTTAGGAAACAAATGGGAAAGTCAAAAATTCGCTGGTCATAACGAAGCATGTCCGTACAGTTTGTAAAGTACACAGCTTCGGTTACCACATCAGCTACCCACAGTTTGTAAAGTTTTTTAAACCAAACAGAATGAGATGAGATTAACGAAGGTGACGATGCACGCGTCAATTTCCATTTATCTAACTCTTTATTAAAAAAGTAGGCGCCACTTGGTGGAAATAGATACACTTTTCCTGCCCATTCTTGGACATTTAAACCGTCATCTTGTGGCGTATAAATTTTATCGGCACAAACAAACTCATTTGCTATTTTTGAGCTGGCCGGATCCAGGTCAATGTTTCCCATTAAAGAATGCACTGAGCATACGAGATCCGTATTGGTGATTAGTTCACGGTCCTCAACTCTATTGCGAAAAGCTTTTTTCATTGGCTTTCCGATTGCTGGTTATAGTCTATTTCCAAATAGCGAATGCCTTCCTCATCGTTAATGATGTAACCAGCTTTTTCTTCTGGATTAATTTTTTGCGCGGACCCCAGGATGCGTCTAAATGTTTCGGCTAGGTCTCCGTTGTTTTCATGTTCACACGCTTCTTCTGCGGAATGCAGCTCTTTGAGTGTAAGAAAAAACATTGAACGGTCTTGGTTGGACGGTTGAAAACACATTACACCAGGCCCCTCTGCTTCCCAGAAGCGGTTGTAGACCGTAGCCAGATCACCCAATACAAGCTTGACAACAGCATCAAGCATTTTTCCGCTTGTCTCATCGACTTTTCCGTCAAGGGCTTGGGCAATTAACTTCTCTCGGCGGCTCATGGGGAATCAATCCTTGTTTGTAAAGTGCTTCTGTCAGCTTAGGCAAAGGCTGGTAAACAACGACAAGTTTTCCAAGGACTCCTCGTTTTTTAACAAGCTTTCCATTTTCATCTTTTAGCTTATCAAATTCTCCAGCACGAATCAAATATTCTGCTACACAACGTAACCGACGTTTAAGGGGCAGTTCAGCTTGTGGGAACTTACCACAGATTGTGTCGGGGACTAAATCTTTAAACGCTACTCGCAAGCGATTGGCAAGCGTCATTCCAGAATTGATGTCTTCTTCCTCAAATTTTTTAAGGTTTTCTAAATAACGACGCAGGCACCCGTCATCAAAAGAGCCAAAAGGAGGCAGGAAATCCTCCAGTTGAAGCACCAGGGACTGCGGCAGCAATTGAGAATGATTCTCAACTGTGACGTCATCTATTACAATGTCTTGAAACCTAGCCGTCACAGTAGGTTCCTTCTCGTTTGGTAGATTGATACATCTTTGGATTTCTAATGTCCGTTACTTCTACTTCTTTTGTTTTAGCAAAAGATTGTACTAACTGCGTCCAGGGAATTCGGATGATGGCTCGTTTGTTGTTATCAATTGCAATGTTGACGTAGTGGATGCCCTCAACCCACCCCCTGCCTTTTGCTTGTTTTCCAGCGTAAATCCAATTTCTAATTGTTTGATCAGATACGCTCAAGCGTTTGGCGCACTCTTCAGTAGAAATGTACTCATCAGTAAAAGCTTCTGGATTTAACCTACTAGTTTCTTCGGTTTGGTACTTGCTATGCCACATGGATGAAAGGATGTTTTTAATTCCTTTCAATTCATAGGCAATGTCTTCAAGTCCCTTTCGGATTCCATGGGTCATGGCAACACTTTGTTCTGATTTAATGCTAGTGTGTGGGAAAGCTTTTTGTTAAGTCCATGGAAGAACAAATTTCTGCCAGCCAAGTGCCTCAGCAGTCCCAAGGTATTTCCCCTGAGCAGCTGGAATCGATGAAAGCGTATGCCAGAGAACAAGCAATTAAGATGTCTTTTCAGCAGCAACCTGTTTTTCCTCAAGTGCCTCAACCACCCGTCGCTAATCTTCCGTACCAGCCTAGGCCAACCCTGGAACCAAAAGGTCCGGAAGCCTTACCTAGCGGATATATTTACATGCCTGAAACCGTTGAACCCCAGGTTGTTTATGTGCGCCGCAACATGACTGTTGCAGAGATTTTGGTAATGACAATCCTTTCTTGTGTTATTGTTGGTGGCATTCAAGGTGCTTGGAGTTTTACTTCCAAATACCTACCGCAAATTGAAATACGGGTTAAGTAACTTGGACCACAACCCTTTATAATAAACTTAATAAGTTTACGTTTTATAAGTGGCTAACAGGCGCATAACTGAACTTCAAGAAATCGCCGGAACCGCTTTAGCGGAAGACGATTTGTTTACGGTTGTTCATGTAGGCGAAGTTGACCCTACACTTAAAAATAGAAAGTTAACTATATCTGGCACTAAAAATTACTTAAATCTTTATTATCTACCCCGTACTGGGGGGACCATTAGTGGAGCCCTTGTTGTACAAGGTAACCTCTCGGTTTCTGGTAGTGCAACTTTTGCTACAGCTACTTTTACTGGGGCGGTTACAGTTAGCTCTTTTATTGTTCAAAATAATGCAACCATTAGTGGGACACTTAGCGGTGCAACCGTTACTGGGGACTATATTCAAGGCACCAACGTCAACGGTGTCCTGGGCGCTTTCACAACAATTACCGGCGGAACAATCAATGTTACCTCTGGCAACTTTCTACAAAAAATCAGCGGCGTAACAATTACTGGTGCATCAGGTGCTTTTAGTTCGTTAACTGGCCAAACTATTACTGGTACCACGGTAAATGTTGCATCAATCACTGGTGATGCAGCGCAGTTTACAACTCTTACTGGTAATACTGCTGAATTCACCACAGTTACGGGAACTACCGCAACTGGAACAACAGCTAATTTCATTACGTTCAACGGTGCATCAGGAGTATTTACTACTCAAATTTCCGGCGTAACAATTACTGGTACGACAGTTAATGCAACTACAGGTACTTTTACTTCATTAACAGGAACTACGACTACTGGTACAACTGCTAACTTTGCTAGCGGTGTATTTACTACTCAAATATCAGGCGTAACAATTACGGGTACTACTGTTGCTGCAACTACAGGTAACTACACATCTTTGACAGGTGTAACGACTACTGGTACAACTGCTAATTTTGTTACCGTTAATGGTGCGTCAGGTATATTCACTACTAGGGTATCAGGTGCCACTGTAACTGGAACTACCGCAAGCTTTACCAGCGGCAATTTTATTGCTTTAAGTGGTACCACTACTACTGTTACATCAGGTGTGTTTAGCGCTGGCTCGGCCACGGCGCCTTCTGTTGCTGTAGGTACCGGCACCAGCAATTCACCAGGCATCTACTCTCCCGGCACAGACCAACTAGCCATCTCAACTAGTGGTACGGTGCGGTTGTTTGTGGATGCTAGTGGGAATATTGGGATGGGGGTAACGCCAATTACAAAGTTAGATCTATCTGGTAACTACTCACAGAATATCACAGCTGTTAGCGCACTTGACATAGATCTTTCCACTTCCAATTATTTTACTAAAACAATTAACGGAAACAGTACTTTTACGGTAAGCAACACTCCATCCAGCCGAGCCTTTTCTTTTACCCTAGAACTTACTCACACTAGTGGCACTATTACATGGTTTAGCGGTGTAGAATGGCCAAACGGTACGACCCCTACATTGACCACAGGCAAGACTCATTTGTTTATGTTTGTTACTGACGACGGGGGCACCCGTTGGCGTGCAGCTAGCCTGGTTAACTACACCAACTAATATGAATCCCATCACGCAAGACTTATTAAGGGGTGCCGCTGGTTCAAGTGTTCCAGCTATTGCGGTAGCACACGCCGTCACTCCTTTCATTTCTGTTTATCCATGGTCATCAGGATTTGGTACTAAATATGCTAATCCTGCAACACTTCCCACGAGCGTTGGATATGGTG